TTATAAACGAATCTGGAGTGTATGCCCTAATTCTTAAATCTCGTCTTCCGAAGGCAAAAGACTTTAGATTTTGGGTAACGTCTGAAGTTCTTCCTTCTATTCGTAAAACTGGAGCATATCATCTTTCTCCTACTCAGCAAATTTCTCAGATGAGAGAAGAACGACTTCGAATGAAAGAAGAGAATCACCAAAGAAAGATTGCTCTTGAAGAAAAGAAAGCTACACTCAATCATTTAAATCGAATTTTAAAGACAATGAAAAATGAAGAAGACAAACGTATTCTGATATGTGAAATCGCATTTGTCGCAACTGGGCGCCAGATTCTTCCTCTTTGCAGCGGACAAACTTTTAGCGCAGAAGATATAGGAAAACGTCTTGGCATTAGCGCGAATATGGTTGGGCGTATAGCGAACGAAAACAAGCTTAAGACTTCTCAATTCGGAGTATTTAGAACATCCATTGTGAACGGAACTGAAAGACAACACTTCGAATACTATAATACTGTTATTTCAGAGATAGAAAAACACCTTGACAAACGAAAGGACACGTGATATAATATGTTAGACGAACTCTTTCTTGAGTGTATAAAAGAGTCCATGTCTGCCGCAAAGAAGGTAGAAGACTCCGCAAGACGCTCAGAACTGTATAATAATATCGCGAAAACAATTAATGAGGCTAAGAAAACTTCTGAGGTTGTTCCGACGGCGCATGTTGAAGTTAAAACAGCACCAAAATCTCTTCAGGAGGTTATGAACGAACCTCTTCCTGACGCTATCGAAGAGCAGGTTAAGAATGATAAGAAGAAGGAAGAGAAAAAGTCTCGATTCAAGAAGGCTGACTTTGTAGAAATGCCGAAAGCAGAGCCGAAAAAAGAAGAGGCGTCCGCTCCGGGAGATTATAATCCGGATACGGAAGAAAAGCCGAAGCTTACAAAGGCGGCAGTAGAGAACGCCGTTAAGAGCGCGATGGAGAAGATTCAAGCTGAGTCGGAGGAGAAGGAGGAATCTGTACCAGAAGCAGAAAAAGAAGAGTCAAAGTATATCGAAGAGAAGCTCGACGAACAGTACGAGCCGACTCCCGCTCTTTGGGACCTTCACATTCCGGTAGATAAGCCCGACCAGGACGATGTTTGGTCTGAGGAGCAACTTGAAGCAGCTGGTCCTCTCGTAGACGCACTTAATAAGTGTATCGAACATTATGGTATCGACCAGATTAACGCGGCGCTAGAGGCCTTTACGGAGGGCGAATGTCACAAGATTGATGAAGACCTCAACCCCGGCAATATCAAAGGCTTCTATGCGTTCATGAAGTACATGGCGCTTAATCAGGATAATCCTGAAGAGAATATGAAAGAGTCTGATTTCCCGTTCTGATTGTTCAGAGCTGGTAATAATATAAACAGACGAGTAAACTATTGCAACAAAACAAAGGAGAATTATTTAACATGAATGCTCGTAACAACGTAACTATCATTGGTAACATTCCGAATCTCGAGAAGCTCTCGCATGCTTGGGTTTATAAGGAGGGAGATGGCGATAAGAAGTCTTTCGCGCGCGGCCTTCTCTCTGTTCGCCGTTCCTTTAAGCCGAAAGGAGAGCAGTATTATCCTAATGACCTGATTCCTTTCCGCGTGTTCGGATTCACTGCTGATTATCTCGACCGCAATATGACGAAGGATGGTTCAGCTGTTCTCGCGATTGCGGGTAACATTCAGATTTCCGACAACTATACGAAGGATGATGGTAGTGTAGTCTATGGTCAGCCGTTCGTTATGATTGATGACGCAACTATCCTTGAGGGCTATGCCAGTGATGGCACCGTATCCTCTTCGTCCTCCTCCTCTTCTTCGTCCGGCAAGAAAGCTCCGTTCCTTAACCTGGGAAAGAAGAAGTAAAAAACACTTGACATCTTGACACCCTATGGTATAATACTACTATAGGGTGTTTTCTTGTCTATGGAGGAAGATTTATGGACGAAAAAGAACTTGATGCACTTCAGAATAAACTGTATAGAGACTACATAGAAGTCCCTGAAGAAGAAGAACAACTTATTATCAATACCGCGAAGAACTTGTCAACACAACTCTATTTTCATCCAACACGAAAGATGAGTGTAGAGTTTATGGGGAAATCTTATCGAGTGAGTTACTTCAAAAAGGTAGAAGATTTCCAGCAACTTATGTTCTTCATCGCGATTCCGGAAGACACGAGTCGCCCCATTCCTATCATCTGTAAAGGAGAGATTAATAATGGTCTCTCTGAGCAAGAGAATTTGCGCGCCATTATAGGCGCATTCTTGAGAGACAGAGCAGGACGAACGGAAGTAGGTGTTATCGGATAATATGCGAGGTAAATGGACGAAGCCTCTTGTTGACCACGTAAATCAAGTAACAGTATCAGGAAGAGTATCAGGATACGTAAACAAGGGCGCATTTAAAGGTGAGTATAAAGACTATTCTTGTTTCATGTTAATTAATAGGGTTAACGGAAACAGAATAACGATTAGAGTCGCGATAAAACCGGAACATTATTCGAAGATAGAAGTAAGCGACGAGACTCTAAACGAAGGATTATATCTAAACTTTTTGGGAACGTTAGAAAAGAAAGATGCAGACGGCCGCCTATTTATTGTTGCGGATAGAGTAACCAAATTAGACGAAAATATTGAAATTAATCGTGCAACATTAATAGGTAGACTAGATTCTACTCCAAAGGTTTATAAGGGGAATTATAAGTATCATCAAATGGATTGGGTGGCCTTTCCCATTCGTATCATAAAGGGACAAGAAACAACTGTTATTTGGTGTACTAGTACAGAACCAGAAATAATGAGGTTCGCGCGCAAGCTCTACGTGAAGAAAGATGTCTACATACAAGGAACCGTAAGGGCTTATATAGAAGACGCTAATAATGTCCAAGGAGATAGTATGGACATAGTACTCGAGAAGATAGATTTCGCGACGCCAGACCTCAACGCAAACGAAGAAGAGGAATTAATTGATGACCCAAGAGAACAATATCCAGACTGGGAAGACATCTGAATTTCATTATCAGAATGATTGTGTAGTAACGGGGAAAGTAGTAGATTTTTATTCGTATCATAAGTATAAGAATGACTTCTTTCCTAAAATGAAGTATATCGCGTTTTTGATTGAGGACAACACAATCGGAGATTTGCCAGCAACAGTTATTATTAACGAGAGCCATATCCTGGATAGGAACCTCAAAAAAGAGGAGCTCGCGCGCGGCATTTACGTTCAATTCAGAGGAGAGATTCGCCATAACAAAGAGCGTTATGATATCGTCTATGCTCATGACATTTCTTTTATGACGAAGAAACAGTTTGAAAAGGAAGAGAATCGTAACTATATCGGAATTCGCGCCCAAGTTCGCAATACCTATAATGGAGATAGTGAATCAGTCAGTCTTGTAGCCGGCGCCCAACTTACTCTTAAAGTTGCGTCTAAAATGTATGGAGAAAACTCTCAAGCAACTGAGTATTATATTCAGGCGAACACTTATGAATCAGAAATGACAAAAGAGATGAATAGGTATCAAGTAGGAGATTACGTAAGTATTCGAGGAAATATCTCTACAGAAAGATATAATTCAGTAACTGAAGGAATCTATGTTAACGTAGATAATCTTGTTAAAATCGGAGACAATTCGCAGGAGAAAAAAGTAAATGAGCGAAATTCAAATTTTTGAAAAACCAGAATTTGGTCAAATTCGAGGTGCAATAATTGATGGAAATCCGTGGTTTGTTGGAAAAGATGTAGCAGATATTCTTGGATATCAAAACAAAAACAGAGATATTATAAGACATGTAGATGAAGAAGACCGTATTCAATCTTCAGAAAAACTCAATACCAAAATGGTATCGAGTTTAGGGCAACGAGGCGGATGGCTTATTAATGAATCTGGACTATATTCGCTGATATTATCTTCTAAACTTCCACGCGCAAAAGAATTTAAACGTTGGGTGACCTCTGAGGTGCTTCCTTCTCTTCGAAAGAATGGAACCTATACAGTTAATGAAGTTCTAGAAGAAGAAATGGATGAGGGTGACAAACAGTTGTTAGCACTTGCAACAACCGTTATGACTATAACAAAAAGACAAATTCAACAACATGTCGCCCTAAAAAGATTACAGAAGAAACATGATAAGCTTGAAATTCAACACAAAAGGTTGGAAGAAAGTTGTCGTCAAAAAGAAATTGAGGATGAGGAATTCAAGTCCGCTATTGTAAAAAGAATAGATAATAAGTACGAGTATAAACACGAGGAAGCTGGAGCTCTTGACGCTCGTCGACTTGCGGAGAGATATCACATCTATTCTAAAGAAGGAAAACCTCATAGTCAATTAATGTTTGCTATTATATGGGAACTTCGAATTCCGTTTAGAACAACCGGTGAATTTGACGGAGAGTTCTCTCAAACTCTATATCGTCTTTCGGAAGATGGCGAACGAGAGTCTTGGAAACCATATCTTAAAGAACCTGGAATTCGTCGTCTTGATGAATTTGTACGAGGAAGACTTAAAAGATTTGTTCACGAAGCTACATATAAACGAAAATCTGGAAATCACAAGCTTGGTGACCATCACCATTGGTATATGAGTTTCCCAGAACAGTTGGGAGGAAAAGAATGGACGTTTACACAGCGCCAGCAAAATCTTCCCTCTGAATATTATTTATATGAGGAAACTAATGATGAGTAACGATAATCAGATAGAACTTATTAAACAGGGGCTCGTACAATATATAGGAGCTATGATAACTTCTTTAAAGAAGATGGATGAGAAAGAAGTAGACCATCTTGTTCTGGCTAAGCTGTCTGAAGCATGGCTTGAATGCAGTAAAGATGAAGACGGAAATTACGATATATTCCGCGCGAAACCTCTTTTGCGCGCCGTCTCTCTTATTCTCAAAAAGAGAATAGCTCAAGTAGAAAAATCATTAGAAGGAAGGGTAGACAGTATTCCAGAGTCTTTTAATAAGAAAAAGAAAGAATATCTAGATGCTGCCGCCCTGTTGGATAATCTAGTTGAATCAGTTGGAGGAAAATGACATGGTAGCAACTAAAGTACATAATGAGATTGAGTTCAAACTCGGAATGTCTCAGAAAGAATATGACGACTTTGTAGCAAATGTAGAGGAACTCTTTAAGGCGGCGTCGGCCGACCCTTCTCTCGCGACTAAGTGGGAACCGATTACGAAACTTAAGGATGCTCTCGTCGTCGCACAGGTAACTCCCTGATGGCTTCCATCGTACCAGAGGAGAAAGCTCCTCTTAAAGAACGACTTAAGACTCTTGACAGTATCTCTTCTCAGATGAATAAGAAGTTCGGCAAGGTAGTTATGGGACGTATCGGAGAGACTCCTGAGATTATGGAGCGTCTTCGTATCAAATTTATCCCTACACCTTCGTTGGAACTTAACGAAGCAATAGGCGGCGGATTCCCTCGTCGTCGTTGCTCTATCGTAACGGGAAAAGAGGATTCAGGAAAGACCTCACTCATTCTTGAAACCATCGCGAAGAATCAGAAGGAAGACCCTGAATTTGTAGCAGGTTGGTTGGAGACCGAGAACTCACTTGAGGAAGATTATATCATCAATACGTTCGGTATCGACCCAGAGAGATTCTTCTTGATTCCGCTCGATACAGAGTTGGGCGCGGAAAAGACCCTCGATATTGTACAGAGTATTATCTCCGCAGGTAGCCTTGACTTGTTCTGTATCAATTCTCTTAAGTGTCTTGTTCCAGAAAAAGAGATGGAAGACTCTATTGGAGCACAACAAGTTGGTCTCGCAGCGCGTTTAAATGCAAAGGTTTCACGTCGGTTTAATGCAATTGTAGCTCAAAATGACCTTGCTTTTATACTAATCAATCATCTTTCGACCGAAATCGGCTCAATGAGCCGAGATAATCTAGCCATGAGCGGAGGCCTTGCTATTCGCTATTGGTCTCAGCTTACGCTAGATTTACGTCGTAACGCGATTATGGCAGGAGATGCGATTGGTCAAGAAGAGGGCGTAAAAATTGCGGCAAAGATAAAGAAGAATCATTGTATTCCTTCTCGTTTCCCGTATGCAAGAATCACATATTACGCCATCTTCGGCGAAGGTATAGAACAATATCTTAGTGCCTTGGACTTGGCTGAAAAAGCCGGTATCGTTAAGAAGAGTGGCGCCTGGATTTACTGGACAGAAGGCGATGAAGAGCTCGGTAAATTCAACGGTAAGGCGGCTTATCGTGAATACATGAAAGAACATCCTGACGTTTTCCAGAAATTTCTCGCGCATATTAAGGGTGAGGGAATTCAAGTAGAGAAACTCTCTGAAGAAGAAGTAAAAGAGATTCAGGCTGAAGAGAAGCTTCTCGAAGAGAATGTCAAGGTAGACAAAGCAGAACTCGAAAAAGACATTGAAGAACTCTTTGAAAGTGGAACAAAGAAAAAGTCTAAGAAGAAGTAATCAATAAACGAAAACGAGCCCAGGGATATTTGCATCCTTGGGCTAATTTTGTTTGTTGATTAAATTCAAGGGTCGCTTCGCGCCCAACCTAATATACCCTTTCTTAGAATTATAGGAAGGAGAGGACAAACAAAAATGGAGCACGAAGTTTCTTGCTTTGATTTCAAGATGGATATACCGTATGTCGTTGAAGACAAGTGTATAAAGCCAGCAAAGGACGAGCTTCTGTCTAACACACAAAATATAATAAACGAGATAGAAACAGCAGATAGTGTTTTTAGTGCTATTCGTTTTGCTGCGGAAGCAGTGTCGTATATAGAAGAATATATACAGGAGCATTATCAAGCGAAAGATAAAGTCCTAGAAGAAAGAATTAAAAAGCTCTTAATACGAAAATATAGTCGGGACTTTCTTTTCGTTGGCCCTGAAGGAGAGGCTAGTTTGTTCGATTGTTGTTCTCCTATTATGAAAAGAATAGAAATACTTACAAAATTAATCGAGAACTATAAAGATAAAATGATTCTAGAAGAAAAACAGAAGATAATCGAGGTTCTTCGTGATGACATGTAAGTGGTCTTACAATGATTGTAAGTTCTTTGAAACTAGTAAGTGTGATATCTGTTTTACGGAAGGCATGTATTATAAACCTGCGATTATAAAAAAGAAGGCAGGTTTACGTAAGCACGCAAATAAAGCAGATGGGCGCGCCGGCTCTTCCTTCGAACTTAGAAATCAGAAGATAAACCAACAAGCTTTAGATTCTGTATGTGATATGACTCTTAATAGTGGAGCCACCGTAAGAGAAAAAGGAGACGCACAAATCAAGGGTCTCCTCTCTATTATGGAAGAATATAAAACTAGAACAAAAGTTCAAGCTCCAGGAAAGAAGACATTCACAATACAGAAAGAATGGTTAGATAAGCTAGAGAGAGAAGCGCGCACTGAGAATAAAGAGTTCTATGATTTAAGATTTAGTTTTCATGAGGACGACAAACAAGCTTATGTTATCCTCCCAGAAGAAGAATTTATTAGCTGGATTAAGACTCTAAATGAAGATAGAAAAAGGGCACTGGGTGCTCAATCTAAAATAGAACTCGCGGAAAGACAGAAGGATTTGGCGCACGCTGAGAACAGATTACTCCAGGCAAAGATAGATGTATTAGAGGCGAAAATGAAATGTTTGAAGACGTGATTGAAAAGCTTTGTATATCTATGGAACTTGGTATAATTTCTGAGATAGAAATATTGAAAAAGATGGCGCGCCTTCGTATTGCTTGGGATTTGTATGGTGATGAATTCATCGTAGTAGTAAGACAAGACGGAGAAAATAGTTTTTATCTTTATCACGAACTTTTACTATGTAAAAATAATGATGTCTCTAACGTAAGAGAGTTCGTTGAAAGTCGAGGATTATACGCATCCTATGACAATAATATGGATTGGATAGTCGCCAAGGATTTAGATAATAGTGAACAGCTTTATTTTGCCCTCATTGAAATGATTAAACTGTGCACTCAAATAGAGGCACTGGACTGGAAGAAAGGATAAGTAAGATGGGACTTTTAGCAGATTTGGCCGCAGATGTACGTGAAGAGACGCCGAAGAAGAATAGTTTGGCCGGCCTCTTTCTTAATAGCAAGTTCATGAAAAAGAAAGAGAAGACAGAAGATGACGGAGAGGCACAGCCGCCCGTTATCGGTGAACTTCCTCATGTGGAAGATGTTATCCTCGATATAGAGGAAAGCGTTAAAGAGAACGAAGAAGAACGTGTCGTTGAGGAGGCTGTTGTCGTCGAGGAGAAACCTGATATCGTAGACGAAGAGCCTGTTATAGAAGAGAAACCGAAAAAGCGTCGTACTCGTCGCAAGAAAGCGGAAATCGAGGCAGAGAAAAAGGCCGAGAAGGAAGAGGCTACTGAGGAGGCTCCAGTCGTAGAAGAGAAGGTTGAGGAGAAACCGAAGAAGGCTAAGAAAGTAGAGCCGAAAATAGAGGTCGATGAGTTTAAGAGCGTTGACTTACTCGGAGAGAAGATTTCCTACGACGAGATGGCTACAACGGTTCTGGAGTATTTCCAGGATACTGAGTGGATTAATACAGAGAAAGAGCTGGAAGAGAAGCTCGCGAAGATTCGTATTGAGCCGGACATGAATCCTGGTGCTCTTAAGTATGTCCTCGCGGAGCTTAACGCTCTCTCTGATACTGTGTATCCTATTTATACAGAGCAGTCTAAACTTCAGGCGGCGCTTATCGATAAGAATTATGGCGCAGCGGTTGCTTATCAAGTCCTTCATTCCATTGGTTCGAACGAGGCTGAGCGTAAGCGTAACGGTTATCTCGCACTTCAGAAGGCAAATGTTGGCGGGAAAACTGTTAACTATCTCGCGATGATTCAAGCTCTTCTCATGCGCATCATGTTCTTGGATAAGTTCATGTATCGTATTCAGCAGAAGACGTCTCTCTGTATCACGATGAGTGGTGCGATGAAGATGGAGCAGGTTGCGCTCGGCGCGAACATGTGATGTTATACACTGTAGGAATTGATGGCCTCGAATTTAAAGACATTCTAGGAATATTGAAGAAATATTCTATCGATAGAATTGAAGATGTTCGAGGTCTTGATAGTGGGGGAGAGGAATATTTTTCTCTCCCTCCTATTTTTTATTCTAACGAAGAGGGATTTTCTCCTAAGCGTAGTGAGTTTTATCTCTATCCTAATGGCTATCTAGATTTCAATCTGTGTAGATTGTCTAAGAAGTTTAGACAGGCTCAATGGGAAGTAGAGAAGGCTCTTATGGGCGGCAAAAACGTTCTTCTTCTAAGTGAGGAACATAACCCTATTGATAGCCATAGAGGTATCCTTCTAGGGAAAGTATTCTTCTGGAATGGCTACAAGGTGCATCATATTGTCGGCAAGAAAGTCATAGAACAAGAAGAGTTAGAAGATAAGCTAATGGAAGAATATCATTCAGGAGAAGATAAAACGAAGAAACTTCTTTTAGATTGTTATCGAAAACAAAACGAAAAAATAAGATATCGTTTTCCGAAATGATAGGAAGGTGAAAGGACATGAGCATTTATAGTTTAGGGTATAATGTCGCGAAATCGGTCGCACGTTTACCTGGAGTTATAGACTTAATCGAAAGAATTGAGAAGGGTAACAAGGTAGATTATAAACCTGAAGTAACCTTCGGAAATATAGATGACATCATCGCTGATTGTGGGCAGTATCTCTTTGAGGTAATGGCTTATTATCACGAAAACGACATGAGAGATAAGTTCAGAAATCAAGAATCTATTCTTAATATTGCGAGGACTAGGGTGTTAGAACTCAAGAAAAAGAATGCCGATATCACAGAATATCTTGAGTCTCTTGTCTTATTGAGAAGCGCGTTTTCAGAAGAATATCGGGATTATAATGATATCTGGACTTGGAATTTTGAACCTACGTTTAGACATACGTTTAATAGTTGTCTGGAAGCGGAGTATAAAGATTGGGTAGATATCTTTAAAAAGATTCGTGCGCCGCGTCCTCTTAACATTCTCGAAGTCAATACCGACTTTGGAGGAAATCTACTTAAGATAAAAGAAGTAGATGAGCGTGTTAAACTCTATGCCGTCTCTCATAGAGATAGTACGAGAGGTAAAATAGATAAAGAGAAACGCCAGAAGTTTGAACGCTTCGTGGTTGGAGGTTTAAATAAAGTCGTTATAACGAACGACGCTTTTGACGTTGTCTATTGTCAACCTTGTATCGACCTAGAGACAGACTTTTATCAGCAGAACATTATCTTCGAAGAAAGAAGAATGTTAGATAGGGCGTATATCTACCTTCGACGCGGCGGGATTCTTGTTTACACCATCCCTATGAGCAGACTTTCTAAACAGATAAGTCTATATCTTGCCAGGGGACTTAAAGACATTCAGATTCTTTCGAATGAATTAACAGAGGGAACCGGCGCTGTAACTATCGTTGGCTATAAACCATCCGCAAAAGAAAGAGTTCTCGATGCGAAGACATACGTTAGACTTCGCAATCTCTATTGGACAAAAGACTTTGATAGTTGCGCAATGGATAGAACTGTTCCTTCTGATATTCGTCGCATCGAAAAATTCCGTGGTTCCAAAATGGATGATGCGGAACTACAAGAAGCATTTCTAGACTCTAATGCTATGAAGGCATTTTGGAAAGACCAGGTCGTAGAAAAACTATCTGAAACAAAGAAGAAACCGTTGCTTCCGTTTACGATTGGTCAGCTTGGTCTCGTCTTAACTTCTGGATGCCTTGACGGCGTCGTAGAAGAAGAAGATGGCTGCGCCCACTGTGTTAAAGGCAGGGTCGTTAAAGTAACGGAGTCGAAGCGAGACTTTAATGAAGACGGTAACACCGTGGATGTAGTAGAAACAACGAGGAACCGAGTAGAGATTTCTATGTTTCTTCCTGATGGAAGTTACAGATGTTTGACGTAAGAAAGGAAAGACATGTACAGTTTTCGATTAAATAATACTCAAAACGTAACGTGTAATCTCTATTGCGCGAACAGAAATAACGGGCCTTCTTATATCTCTGCATTTGGACCTATCGGATTAATGGAACTTATCGCGAAGAACATTAATTCGCGGCCAACTATTATTAATAATAGAATGTTTCCTGTAGACGGAGGAAAGTTTAAGGTCATTACGAATAGAGTACCGAACAGTGACTATATTCATATGGTCGCTTATAAGGAAGATTATATTCATAAAGACCCGGCTGGAAATGAAACCATTTACGGACATATCTTTTATCGTACAGAGAACAATCTGTATCTGAATAAAGAAGAAGAATACGATGAGGAGTTTCTAAGTTTATTCTATGATAAGCTTTATAAGCTTTCTCCTCTTCCTGTTCTTAAAGATTGGTCTTCTTACCTCGTAGGGAGAATGCAAGACAACCGAATGATTTGGCGCGATGAAGAGGAAAGCGACGGGGTTCCTTATGTTCTTAATTCTTATATGTTCAGAATAAGAGTATCTGACCTTCAAAGATTTATTTCAGAAGGACTAGAAACGAATGCTATTTTTATTGATAAAGATAACAACGGAACTAGTGAAATAATGTCGGAGTTGACTTCGTTAGACTTGTATCTTGAGCACTTCTCGGAACAGCTCGCGAAGAGAATTCAAGATAGCTTCGTTCCTTATTTTGTCCATGGTGACTCATATGATAAGAAGTTGAATGACCTCGTTGATTACGGAGATTATTTCGGCCGCCTTAAGCTGTATGATGCTCAGAAGAGTGTGGCCCAAGCTGTGTCCAACTCTCTGGATAAGAATAAGCGAGTATTCATCATTGGTGAACAGGGAGTTGGAAAAACTTCTATCTCGATTTCTACGACGCTACTTCATAATAAAGATAAGAAGTTCATGACTAATGTTATCATGTGTCCTGGACATCTTGTTGAGAAGTGGAAGAGAGAAGTAGAAAGACTCGCGCCGCTTTCTGAAGCTATCATTATTGATAGTTTCGAGAAACTTCTTGAAGTTACTCCGAAGATAAAAGACAAAAAAAGAAAGAATCATCTCTGGCTTGTCATGTCTAAGGAGAGCGCGAAGTTCGGATATCAGAAGAGACCGGCCGCGATTTGGCGCGAAATTTCTCCTGAAAGAGGAGAACCCGTAGGGTGTTATTGTTGTCCTGAATGTGGCCAACCTCTCTTTGAATGGAAATTCAGAGGAACAGGAAGCAGACGTAGAAAATATAAGAGCTACTTCGGCAAAACCGCTTTCGAGAAAGAAACCGTCACAAATCATCACTGTATTGATGAAACATACTATGTTGATGAGACCGGAGAGGGAAAGAAAAAAGAATGTGGTTGTCATCTCTGGCAGGCTCTTACGAAGTGGGAGACTCCTTGCGAGTATCCTCACCGAGAAGAGAGCTGGGTAAAGCTAGGAAAAGTAGGATGGATTGAGAAACGTTTCATTAAGAGCGAATATGATAGACTTTCTTCGTTAGATAAAATGGAGAAAGAAGATGTTCCTCGTTTTGAAGCATACTACGAATATCTTGAGGGCGAGAAGTTTAATCAAGTCGCGCCCAAAAAGTATTCTCTCGGGAAATATATCCGTCGTTTCTTTAAAGGTTATATTGATTACGCATTAATGGATGAGATTCACGAACTTAAGGGCAAGGATTCTCTTCAAGGTAATGCATTCGGCTCTCTTATCGCGACCGCTAAAAGGAGTATCTGTTTTACGGGAACTCTTTTGAACGGTTATGCGACCGGCATCTTCTACATTCTCTTCCGGGCATTTCCTGGAATGATGAAGAAGGCCGGATTCACGTTTGATAACAAGGGCGAAACAGAATTTATGCGCCAGTTTGGTGTATATAAACAGACGTCTACTCATCGTTGGCACAATAGACTGGACGGTCAAATTGGCGGAATAAAAATAAAGCAACTTCCGGGTGTCTCTCCTATCGTGTTCACGAACTTCCTGTTGGAAAATGCCGCGTTCATTTCTCTTGAAGACATCGGCGCCGGACTCCCCGGCTATGAAGAGATTCCTATCCCGGTGGATATGGACACGGAGCTGGCTAATGCGTATCGTCTTCTTCAACCCAGGCTTGGAAGTATTATGGGTGGAGGAAGAGGTCGCGGATTCAAGACTATGGGTCAGATGCTCGTAGCTATGAGTGCTTATCCTGACCAGCCTTATGACCAACCTCCTATTATTCATCCAGATACGGGACAAACAGTTCTTTCCCTTCCTGATTTAAATAGAGATGCCGTTCGAAACAAAGAACTTAAATTAATCGAACTTGTCGAAAGGGCGCGCGAAGCTGGTGAAAAAGTTCTCGTCTATTATAGTTGGACCAATAGAACAGAAGTGGGAGATAAGCTCCCTAGAATGTTGGAAGAGCGCGGGATTAAGGCCGCGAATCTTACTACTTCTGTTTCCAATCGAAATAGAGAAGCTTGGATTAAGAAAGAACTTGACAATGGTCTTGAGGTTCTCTTCTGTAATCCCTCTCTTGTTGAAACAGGTCTTGACTTATTAGACTTCACAATGATAATCTATTATCAAGTTGGTTACAATCTCTTCACAATGAGACAGTCTTCTCGTCGGAGTTGGCGCCTTTCTCAGACACGCGACGTTAAGGTCTACTTCCTGTACTATCGAGAAACCATTCAAGAGATGACGATTTCTCTTATGGCGACCAAACTTCAGGCTGCAATGGCTATTGAAGGAAAGTTTTCAGAAGAGGGACTTAATGCGATGAGTAACAATGAAGATTTGTTAACTCAAATCGCGAATAACGTCGTTGAAGGAATGTCTCAGAGCGTAGACATAGATGTCTTCGCGAAGGGCAAGGTTGACTCTACTCAGGTTGAGGAAAAGAACAAGACGAGGTTGATAGATTCGCCGCCGCCAAAACCGATTCAGACTCTTCTTGAGAGAAAGAAAAAACAGAAGATTATTGAACGGTCTATGACGACAATAGATGAAGCAGAACTGAACCTAGAAAGTGTTCTTGCCGCGATTTAACGTACACAATTTTGTGGAGGTTGGGTTGTCCACAATTTTATGGACAACCTTTTCTTTTTTATGTAGACATGCGTAATAATACAAACAGATAGTACTTATTTCGCAATAATAAAGGAGATATTATAATGGACAATAACTTAATTTCGCAAGAACAAACAGTTACAAGTTTAGAGCTAACAAATTAAATCAACTTATTTAGAATGGAAGAATATAATAGAAAACTTAAGCTTGGTTTAGGACTCACAAAGTACGAACAAAAACATGGTCGTCCTCCAGAACTTCAACATTTTACTCTACTTAGAACAATTCGTGATGAATTAGACGAAGAAATAGGTGCATACAAAATTGTATGCACTTCATATGTAAGTAAGGACAACAAGGATGTCCCTATGTTTCTCTTAAATCTAAAATACGGACAAAGAGTCTTGTTAAGAGAAAGTAAGTTTGTAAGAAGAGCTGTCGTTGATTGGATTGAAAAAGCAATTCAAAAATTTCAAGACCCAATGGCTCTTATACAACAAGGCATGGCAATGCTTAATAAAAAAATGGACGAACAAAATGAAGAGATAAAAAAACTTCAAGATGAAAACCTTAAGTTAAGACCTATCGCTCAGAACTATCGTTTACTGTTTAATGTTCAAAACGCTATCGATATCGGTCATGTCGCAACTCTTTTGGCTATAAAACGTCTTGGAAGAAACAATTTTTTCAAGAAATTAAAACAGGGAGGAATTATCACAAGCGATAATCGTCCTTATCAAAAAGACGTTGATAGTAAAAAATTCAGATTAGTAGAATATCAATATACGAAACGAAATGGTGGCGCAGGTGTAGGAACAAAGCTTGTTGTTTTCCAGAAAGGATTAGACTATATTATTAACTTCTTAAGAAAAGAAGGCTATGTTATTCCGGACGGAATTAAGGTTGAAGATTCTCCTGCATGTAGAGAAATCATTGAAGATAAAAAGTAATAAGAGGTTCAGAGAAGGCGGTGATTATATTTGCTTGAACTACATAGAATAACTAGGTTTAATGAGTTTATCCGCTGTCATGCGAGCGGACAGATTCTTATGTACGGAGACTTTTATTATACGAATGATGATGGACGAGTCATCTCAGCTAAATACTATCAGAATGAGAAGCTGCAGAAGCTAAAAGATGAGTGGCCATATACTAAAGAGAAAGAACAAGATGAAACCTTGAAAGAATATCAGGATTCTCTCAGAGAAAAAGAGAAAGAGTATCTAACGAGACAGATGTTAAAAGAAGAAGTGGCCGGCGCGCACGAAGGCTATAACATAGAACTAGCGTATAAGAATCGAGGTCGGAATGGCTAAACCTGAAGACACTCTTACAGAGCAACAAAAGCAACAACAGTCGGCCGCTCAAGAACTCGCGAATAAAATCGTTAATATCGCGAGAGAAAAGTACGTAGGAAAGTTTCATTACGTTTTGGGCGCCGGAATGGATAGCGATAATGCTGTTGACTGCGGAAGTTTTACGCAGAGACTATTTCAAGAAGTTGGAATAGACTTGGGTAGTCGTTGTGCTGATGCTCAAGCTATCTTATGTAGGAATACTGGAGATTTATACGACGCTTCCGATGAAGTTCCCGAACCCGGTGACCTCGTTTTTTATAAGAACACTTACGTCTGTGAAACGCAAGAGAATATCGGCGTAACTCATGTTGGTCTTTGCACTGGAAATGGTATGGAGATAGACGCAAGTTCTAGTGCAGATAACGTAGTAGAGCGTCAGATTATGACGAACTACGCCAGAATGTTTGGACGGCTTAAAGAACTTAAGAGTCCGCTCGCGAAGAACGCTACGAAAATCGCGCCGGGCGCTCACTCTACTTCAACCGGAGCTAGAAGTTCCGATGGAGGATTCAGAATAAGACCGGCAGGAAAAGATACAGTACATATAATTAAACTTCCAGAAGGAAAAACATTCTGTGAACCTATTTATCCTGACCTTGTAACAGTAGGAGATACTGTTCCTGAATGGATTCTGAAAAACACTCTTGAACATAAAGGAAAAGTAGAGGAAGAAGAGAGAAAGAAAAAGGAGGAATCTAATGGTGGCTGAAGAAGATAAGAAAAAACAAGAAGAAGCTCAGAAAAAAGAAGCGCCGCAATTAGGTTCAGATGAAGGAGATAAAGTCTCAGAAAGTCATCCCGGATGGGGCTCTGTATCTGCTACTGATATAGCTGACGCGGTAGGAATAAGAGAACTTAATGGCATCATGGGCAACTCTGCGCAGATGAGAACTCGACAGAGGATGCTTGACCCTACTAAGTATAAAACTGAGTACAAGGCGCCTAATCCAGGTAAGATGCCTCATAATCAAGACCCTTATCCTGTTGATTTAAAGATAGAGGAACTCGAAGCTCATTATCCTCCTACTAGAATATATGAGCTAACCACTCATGTTCACGGTCAGCCAGCCGCGCAAGCTGCAATGAACGTTGGTTTTAACGCGGAGAAACGTCTCGTTAAATTAGAGAACATGTTGGCAACGATACATCGATATCTGTTCAGACTCGGAAGTAGGGTTCCTATAAATTGTGTTTATTATGGAGGACAGGTTTCAGGAGAAATGCAGAAGTACAACTGCATTCGATGTCTTACTGATGACAGAATAAGCGACGGGCAATTGGTTTCTATTGACCAGTGCTTATGTTGTACAAGATTTGAACCAGTTTATGGTAATTTTATTATTGAACCGAAGAATGCGCAAGTATACGGTAATAATGCATATAAAAAAATAAAGGAGCTTTTATATGCAAAACCAAAATATTACCGAAAAGCTTGTTGAGAACTTTTTAAAGTCTAGAACAAAAGAAAACAAAATTGCAGCTGTAAGGGCATTGTATTTGGAAAATTTTCTAATAACCCATATAGCTAAAAAATTAATTATCGGAAAAAACACCGTTACAAATATTCTTAAAGAGCTTGGAATACATCAAGAAGAGAAAAGTAAAAAGCATCTAAGTAAAGAAAAAATTGAAAGAAATAAAAAAATAATTGAACTTTACGCATCTGGAAAAAGCTGTAGAGATATAGAAAAGATAATGAAAATATCAAATACATGTGTAAGTCAAATATTAAGAAACTTTGTAGAAAATAGTTGTCCTCAATATGACTTACACATAGAAGACAAAGAAAAGTTAATTAGGCATAGAAAATATAAATTTAACTTTTCTTTCTTTAATGAAATAAACACAGAAGAAAAAGCATATTGGTTGGGTTTCTTATATGCCGACGGATGCATAACAGATGCTGCAATAAAATTAGAGTTGCAAAGCAGAGATGAAGGTCATCTAAAAAAGTTCTTAAAATCAGTTTCAGCAAATACAACAAAAATTAGAAAAAGAAATGATGGCATAAATTCCTCACTGATTCTTCTAAACTCAAAAGAAATGGTAGCTGATTTAACAAAAAAGGGATGTCCAAAAAAGAAAACCCTTCTAATAAGATTTCCATCTAAAGATATCGTTCCGTTACAATTTATTCATCATTTTATGAGAGGGTATTTTGATGGAGACGGATGTATCTATAAACGCAAAGAAAGAAATGGAGTTAATAGATTTACGATTGTTGGAAACACTTTGTTTGTAGAAAAATATAAAAAAGTGTTGTTCAATAAAATTAATAAAAAAAATAATGTTAAATTATATGATTTATTAACAGATAATATAAAGAGTCTTTGCCTCGGTGGAAACAAACAAATAGAAAAGATATACTATTTTCTTTATAAAGATGCAACGGTATTTCTAGACAGAAAAAAGGAAAAATTTGAAGAGATAATAAAAAGGCCGTCTTAAGTCTTAACCATTAAGGACTTAAGATAATTATGGCGGAATTAAGCGGGAAAGCCGTAACGAGGTCTTACCAACCTCAGGTAACCCGAACCGAAGGCTCCACTAAATTAGGTGGATAGGGCGCGGCGACGCGCTCGATAAGAGTATATATAATCTCTTAGTCAGGGGCAACGCGTAGTTCTTGAAATAATAGAACCAAGAGGCCGCCACGTGTAATGGAAGAAACTCAAAAGAGTGCACGAAAAGGTACGCTGGACTATACTGTAACGGTATAGAAGTTAGAATAAAAAGCCTAACGATAACATATCCGCAACTTTTTGAAATTATGAATGACTTGGGCGCAAACGTCGCAAATGTTCTTGACGATAATCAGATGGCCTATTCTAATATGTCTCAGTACATGGAGCTTAACAGAATAGAAAGAACTCATAAGGAGCATGATAGAGCTACTTTTGATTTAAATACGGTACTTTCACGAGACCCCTCAGAAAGAGACTTTGATACTCTCTGGGGTCCTGGATTGACAATGGATTGGTCTTATGTTCCGAAAGAAGACCAGAAGACTCATATTAACTGGAGGCAGTCCATCAATGACGATGGAAAAGGACTTGCTCGGTTGTCATCCTTTCCGTGTAACGAAATAAATGGCGGCGCGAACATTGTTAATAAGAAGAATGTAGGTTCCGAAGTTAGTCGAAACAAAGCTAGTATGGATAGCTTCGTCGCAAAAGATGACGATGATAAGCTTATAGCTGAGGCAGTTGCCGAAGGTAAAAAAGCTATCGGAGATAGAGACGACGCAATTAATAAGCTGCGTGGCGAAGTTATGAACGAGATTAAGAGACAGTGTCTTGGCACTGGTATAGACCCGCTTATCGTTGCTTGTATCGCGTACTTCTACAGGAAGACAGACTATAAAGCTATCGCGGATAAGTTAAACCAGATGAGCTCTAATCTCGGAACTAAGAACAAGAGCATCATGGTTTGCGCTTGGAGTACGAGGGAAGAAGTTTTTCTTGGTAACGAAGATGATAAGTATAAACAGATTCGTAAGGAAGATAAAGAAAGAATCCCAAGAATTGACCATCCTTTCTATGTTATGAAAGCGAGTGAAGGAAATAATTCTGGTGGCTCTCTCGCTCCTGAAGAAGACGGTATTAATATCAACTGGGATGGACGCGAACAATGGGACTGGATAGCGTACGCTAAGAGATATATGGTTCGCGGCGGCCGAAAAGGCTATGATATGAACGCATTAAGTCTGTGGTGTAAGGTCACATATCTGTATGCTGAGATTCTTCCGTTGTGTATGGCTAGTAGATTTGATGAAGAGCGTTTTGCGTTCCCGTTTACGGATGAAGAACTCGAGAATCCTGGAGTAACTTATACGAGTGCGTATGGATGGCGCCCGGCTTATGGTCGTATGCACTATGGTGTAGACCTCGCTACAGAAGAAGGAACTCCGGTACACGCTGTTACAAGCGGAACCATCGTATCTACGACATGGGACCCCCAGAATGCGGTCATATGCTTGCAGCATGATGACGGAGAAACGTATAGTCGTTACATGCATAACAGCGCGATACTTGTACAAGAAGGACAGCACGTTGAACGAGGAGAGATTATCGCGAAAGTTGGTAACGTATGTCCTTGGGGTTCCGGGCCGCATCTTCACTTTGAATTATCTACCGGTAATCCTCTTGGAGCTAATAAAGAAAGCGTATATGACCCTCTCGATTGGTATCCAAAACTTAAGAGCATGATTAGTGTTGGCGACAGATTGCCGGTCGCATAAAAAAAGACCTTCCGAAATGGAGGGTCTTATTTTTTTTACCACTGGGCAACAGTGTATTCTACTCCTACACCTGTCTTACCCTGTGTACTGTAGTAAGCTCTATACTCCAGACTTCTATTTTGGTAAGCAAGAGTAGTGTATGTAGTGTGGTCTACGTTGGCTACACCTAGCTTAATTTTGTGTTTTCTTTCAAGGTGTATGCCGTAGTATTTATTTTCCGTAATCGTTTGGTCAGAGTCTTCAATTTTCTTTTCTTGGCTCTCTTTAATTATCTTATCAGCCTTATCTTTTTTCCCGACCTGTTGAGCCGTCTCGTCTGCTACTTGCTGAGAGTTAGAATACCATTGTTGTTTCGGAGCCTGTCTTTCAACAGTGCGCTCAATAATTCTCTCAGTGCGCTTAGCGTCAGAGTTAGACATTTCAGGGATAGCCTGTTTAATGTATTCTTTAGTGGCCTTGGGAACTTCTACAATAGGAGGAATTTTTTCTCTTCCACAGGAGGAGATGAGCTGAGATAGCGCGAATGCGATAATAAAGATAACGATATACGGGAAATATTGTTTTAACTTCTGCAATATAATCATGGGTTTAAACGTCCGAAGGGTGCGTAACGGAGACTTGTCCGTTATCATACTTGATAATATCGTAAGGATAGAGACGGACATCTCCATTAGGGAGCTTAAGAGTGTCTCCAATGAGAGTACCGTTTTTGGCCAAACTCTTAAGCCAATAAGGTGCCGGCCCCTCTATTTCTAATGCTCCGTCTTTTACCCCTTTTATAATAAGGAAATGAGGCCTATCTTTTTCCACGAGCTTTTCGGCGTCCTTTATTGCCTCATTGAAAGGGCGCATCTCTTCCAAACTTTTCTCCATTTTTTCTATTTCGTTCGTATAGAAATTATAACGGAGTGCGATGCGTTTAAAAGAGTAAAATTTTTCTACGAGCTCGTACCATTCCAATGAGGACATATACTTACTCCTTAGGTATTTTCTTTATACCAGTTAGCCTTACCGCGAAGAACATCGCCGCCGCGCGTTCCATCATCAGCCCAAGGGTCGAAATGGGGAGACTCGTCAGTACCGAGGTACTCCAAATCCCAACGCTCACAGGTGGTGCGCGGGCCGTAAGGCTCATGGGGCGCGAGACCATCTTCGTTATCTGCTGCTTCACCATGCGTCATAACATGGCCTTTATCAATGGTCAGCCAGAGACCTTCTGCGATAACTCGAACAACTTTAGCCATCATCTCAATTTGTCTCTGAGTCGGCGCGTAATCTCCCAAGTCATTCGTATTAGCTCCATACGCACAACAGAGAGAAACCCCTACTGAACCAGTATTTCTCTTATACGTATGACTCAACGTATTATAAAGCTCGTCTGCAAGATAAAGGCGGCCGGACCCTGTGATGTTCACATGATAATCATCAAATGCTCTATCATATCTACCTGCGGACCAGTGAAGATAAATCTTTGGCTCGCGGCCGTACTGGCGAGCTTGGTCCCAGATAGACTCTCTCGCCTGCGACGCAAGCATTCCAAGCTCTTCTAAAGAAACTTCTCTCATTCGACGGGAATACCTCCTACTTCTTTTTGTTCGTGTAGGTCTTTTTCTTCGACCTTAATATCAACTTCTGCCTTATTGGAACCGTTAAGTTTACCATCATCTACAAGGTCCTGAATCGTATTCGCGGCCTTCTGGATAAACGTCGGTTTCTTCTCCTTCGGCTTATACACTGATGGCATTTCGTCTTCCGGAGAGTTCTTCCAAGAGTCCATGCAATACTTAACAGTAGCAAGAACACCGGCGCCGCCGATTGCTCCAAATCCTGCCCAACAAGATGCAAGTTCGAACTTATATCCCCAGAGAGCATTCGCGAAGTAACCGACAGACCAACAGAACATCAAGAAGCCGAAGCCTACGATGATAAGTTGAAGGAGATTCCTCTGAATAAACTGAAAAATTCTTTCAAGCAAATAAAAACACCTCCTAGGTTTATTATTACCAGTGGAGGTGCTTTCTGTTTTCTGAGTTTCCGGAAGCTCAAAAATTAATATTATACGTACACTCACGTCCTTCGGGCGTAAGTATCAGGAGTTTTTGTCCAGCTTTAGAGTTACGTCTTAGTGAAACGGCGAAATCATCTGTTCCGCATAGGGAGGAGTTAACAATAATCTCTGTACCGTTATCGTCCATCTCTAAACCAGAATGATAGTGTCCCATGAAAATAAACTCAGGAATCTCTTTTAAGAATGTCGCGAGTCGTTTCGCGGCCTGTTGTGGCTTATCCTTGTGACCATGAACACCGAAGCATACATGTCCAAGAATCTCGGCGCGAATTATCTCTGGGTCAATCTCGTTATCCTTAAGAACTACTGTCTTGTCCTGCGGATTAAAACGTGACTTGAGATACCAAGGAATCAAGTCGAAGAAGGATTCGGCGTCAATAGACTCTTTCTTATTTGGAGAAACTCTGTCGTGATTCCCTCTGGAGAAATAAGCTACGACTGGTATCTCTTTAGATATCTCGTTGAACATCTGAGTGAGAAGTTCGGCCGCGAGAATTACTTGATGGATAACCTGGTCTTGATTATTAATACGAGTCGTGATATGAATAAGACCGTTAATTAAATCTCCGAGAACGAAACAATGAAGTTTATCTACCTTATTTAAACGAGCATAATGTAGGGCTAGTTCTGTTACGTAGGAAACTCTTTTACGAAGTTCTACTTCATTGAACGTATTCCAAGAGTTAGAAGAGTACTGTCCTACATGCCAGTCTGAAAGAAGAAGAATTCCTTCTCTATTCGTATTCTCTTTAGGGGGAAGTCTCTTAAGAGGAATGGTGCCGGCGACTTCTTGACAAGCTTGTTTAATCTCATTAAGAAGGTTCTCGGCGCGCGCCCATTTTCGAAGATAACGATTAATCTCTGTCTTCTTATCAGAGAGAATCATCTTCTCTTTCTGAATTTCGTCTTTCTTATTTTCAAGAGCTTGCCATTCCCTTGTCTGGCGCAACTCTACTTCTTGATTGTAGAGTTCTTCTTGTCTATCTAATTCTGCTTCCTGATTTATCTCCGCGTTACGAAGGAGTTCGTTTTCATCCCAGGGTAAATCAAGGAGAAGACATACTTCTATCCAAGTGAGACAAGTGTCGTCAGATAAGAACTCGTCTAGTAGTCTTTCTTTCCACTCTTCATAAGACTCATCAGGTTGCTGATTGTGCTGCGGTAAAGTCAATAGATTCTAACCTCTCTTCTAAAACTTCTTCTGTGGGAATAACGATGTCTCCTAATTGATGACCATCGTTAGAAAGAAGTCGTATTACTCGGTTTATACCGTCTTGATTAACTATAGTTTTAGGATGGCGCCGGCCACTCTCATCTGTTACAAGAACAACACTAAACTCTCCGTTATATTTTTGATAAGGGCGGTTATTATTCATAAGAATATGGTGTTCTCTAAGATATCGGAAGAGATTATTCCTTCCAAATCCGGGGATAGAAAGAAGTGTTGCAAGTTGTCCGATGTCTAATTGACAATCTTGCTGTCTAGTAGCATAATAATAGTTTTGCATTGGAATCGTATCCATATAAGTATGATTCAATGCAATATAACGATTTTCGAGAATAACATTATTTTGATGTAAAAGTTGATTTTCTGAATCAATTCTATGATTATCTTCAAATAGTTTTTTGAGCTCTTCCTTAAGAATTTCTTCTCTTTGAAGTCTAAGGGAAACCAAAGCTGCTTTTACTGAATTTTTGAATCGGACTGCCAATGGTTTTCTGCTTCTAAACAGAACTTCGTACAATCCGAATTCTTTAAGAAGCCACATTTCTCTTAATTGACCTGCTCGGCTTATTGTGCCGAGCAGCTTTTCTTCGTTTGGTACAATTTGTACCATCTTTCTAGTATCGACGGTTCCATCTACTCTTGACTTATTATATTCTAGAGCTTCTGCAACATCAGATGCTAAGAATAATGGTTGTTGAATGGTACCATAATAAGGAAATTGTTGACCGGAAACCGGTAGAGTTCCTGACTGCTTTAAAATTTCAGACATGATATAGCATCTCCTTTATATAGAAAAAGTCTTGATAGTTTTTTACTACCAAGACGATTATATCATATCTGTATGTATTTTGTCAAGAGGTTTAGAACTTATCGAGTTTCTTTTTAATCTCGTCAAGACGCTTACTCTGATTAGCCTGTTCTACGTAGATACAGATAACGAGAGCGAGAGTGGCAACTGGAATGGTGACGCCAAGGAAGTTAACAATAAAATAGAAGATAACCGCGAAAAGAATAACATAGAGGCAAGTTTTCACTGGACTGTTGTCCTTAATCCAAGCTTTAAAACGATTCCAATAGGAGAGCCCATCGCCGAGATTCTTGAACCCAAGAAGAATGTCCACTTCTTTCTTTAAATCATTCGCCTTATCAACAAGCTCTTTACGCTTCTTAACGAGATAGTCCTTGTCAATCTTACCTTCGATATCTTCCTTAATATCTTTATTCGCAAGCTTAAAATTCTTCAAGTCAAGATAAACTCGGTTAAGTTCGTCCGTAAACTTCTCAATCAATTTAATGTTAGCCAATTATTTACTCTCTCCTTTAGTTATACGACCAACTCTGCAAAAAGCTATATTATCTACGATAAATTTCTTGTGAGGATAAGGAACGTTATCGGCGCGAAATGTTGTATATACTCCGGAATTTGATACTATTTTATCACTTAGTTCTGGAGGCCATTCCTCTGGTATAGAATTCAATCTGAAGATATTATACATATCTGCCGGAGTGGTATTGAGTATAAAATCAACGGCAGCCGAATTAAGATATTGCTCTCTTAAAAGGTTAAACTCTTCTTTAAGAGACTTGTGAAATATGATATACCCTAATCTAAGAGAAGGGTCTACGTATTTAGAGAAAGAGCCAATACTAATTTGTTCTGGTTCTCTAACTTCGGCGCCAAAATCTGCCGGTGTGTAATACGTCAAATCATTTATAATCGCGACATAGTCTGGGGGATTATAGAACGGGTCGTTATCATCAATGTCTCCGTCTAGCATAGACGCAAAGTTGTTTAACCCCTGTGTATAATAAAGGACATCTATTCCGCGCGGCATTTTACCGTAGTAGAATCGTCTATTTGTCTCATCATAATGAACTTTAAAAGGTTTCGTTTTGATATGCATGCCCGCCGCGAACACATACGGAAGCTCCCAAGAAGGAGTCTCTATTCCTAGACACTTCGGCCTTAGAACTTCTAGACATATTCTCAGGGCATTTTCACAACCATTCGTAAGTACGAAGTTATCAGTAGAGATACCATGAGTATCTGAGAACTTCTGATAGACCTCATACATATCAGGATAGACGCCGCTCATTGGTTCATTTTGTAGAGAGCGACCCAAATCCTGTTTAGGCTGATAAGGTTTTCTTAACATTAGAGGTCGTCCGTATCGAAGACTCTTTCATAAGGAGCGCCGTTGCCAAAGATAACGATATTATCTCCTTCCATGTGGTCGAATCTATCGAACGTTTCCTTAAGAGACTCATTCGGACATTCCGATTCCTTGAAAATCTGTTTAATCTTTTCGAATCTCTCATTTGGAATCAGATTGTGGTCACGAATATATACTAGCATGTTTCACCTCGCATCATCTATAATGAAACTGTTTTTCGTTTTCTTTCCGAAGAGGTCTATCTTAGAGCCTTCTCGTTCATGGAATTTAAAATGAAGGAACTTATACTTAGAAGCGAAGATAACGCCTTCGAATTTAACGCCATCTTTTTCGAGAGTGACGAAAGCCATGAGGCCGCCCTTTTTATCCGTATGTTCTTGTACTTTTGTAATTGTAGCTTGTTCAATCTGGGTTGGGACGCCGTTTTCTAATCCCTCATACCAGTCAAACACAGTTACATGAGTCCCCATAGACTCTTCTTCGTACCTCATTATTACGCTGTCATTATACTCTTCGTTAAGAACTAAATCAACGTTTTTGCCGTCAACTTTAATCTTTTGTTTTCTTGCGGCATAGAACTTGTTAAGGATGTTCTGGCGGTTCTCATCTTCAAATGAGAAGGCGCCAGCTTTAATAAGATTCTCAGCGACATTCTTTTTGAGCTCTTGTTTTGAGAGTCGTTCGGCCGCATCTTCTATAGATTTATACGGTCTATTCTCTAGTATAGCCGGAAGAGTAGAGTCGGAAATACCTTTAACTGCTCCAAGACCATAAAGAATAGTCTTGTCGTCTATCGGAGTATAATCCTTATTAGAACGGTTAATGTCTGGAGGAAGAACGGCAATACCCATTTCTCTTAGAACTGGAAGAAGTTCTTTCTTATCATCCTCAGAAGCCATTGTAAGGGCCGCCGCCATGAACTGGGAAGGATAATAATACTTTAACCATGCAGTAGCAAACGATGTAAAAGAATACGTTGCAGAGTGTGATTGGTTGAAACAATAGTCCGCATAACTCGCGATGGTATCAAAGTATTTATGGACTTCTTCTTCAGAATATCCAAGGGCTAATGCTCCAGGAATTTCTCCGCCGTATTCTCCTTTAGGGTCATACCAAGGAGCTTTGTCATCTTTTTCCCAACCAGTAGGTCCTTCAATATTTTTCTTCCCATAAATATGACAACGAATCATCATTGGGAACATCGACTTTATCTTCTTCGCTATTGTTTTCCTGGTAATTAAGTCGGCTTGCCCATCAGAGAATCCGGCAATACGTTTTGATATATGCATCAAATTCTCTTGGAATATAATTAATCCTCGTGTTCTTTCTAGTAAGTCTTCTACACCACGAATTGGATATTGGGGTTTTGCTCCCTTATTTTTTATATTCGCATATTGTGAAGCCATCCCGCAAGATATCGGGCCCGGCCTCGCGAGACCATTAAGTGCAATTATATCAGCGAATTTATTTGGTTTAATATCTTTTATAAGACCTTTCATCATATCAGATGAAAGTTGAAACACAGCATCTGTTTGACCGGAGCTTATATATTTATATACAGAAGGGTCTTCAACATCTATTTTGTTATATAAATCTTCTAGAGACCATCCTTCTCCAATGTTTTCCAAAGTCTTCTGAATAATATCCAAATTGCGGAGCCCAAGCACGTCTAACTTCACGAACACCTGTTCTATATTGTGTCCATCATACATTGTGACAGCCATTCCTTCTATATATCTGCATGGGACCCAATCCGTAATTGGAATTGGGGCTGCGAGAATACCAGAAGCATGTACGCCAAACTGTCTAGGAATACCTTCGAACTTTCTACAAAGAGAAAATGCTTGCTGGTGTTGTTGTTCTAACTTATTCCAAAGTTCCCATTTTTGAGGGTTCTCTTCTTTCCAAGCGTCTGCCTTCGTAAACGTGAATGCAGGGTCTCCTTCCGTAAGTTTATCTATTTCTTTCGTGATGGCGTCAGATTGTTCAGGGCGATAGTTAAGAGCACGACAAACATCTTTTATAGAAGACTTAACTCCGAGATAAGAAAAAGTACCTATATGAGCTGTATTACTTTCCCCATAATAGTCTTTAATGTGTTGAATAACATTAGCTCTCCCTATGTACCCATAGTCCAAGTCTATGTCCGGATTTGAAGTTCTTTCTTTTGTCATAAATCGAGAAAAAAGAAGGTCGTATTTAATAGGGTCTATATTCTTTGTAACTCCAAGACAAAAGAGCGCAAGAGACCCAGCCGCCGACCCTCTTCCACTTCCTGTAGGAATATTGTTATCATCTGCCCATTGATTATATTCTTGAACAACGAGAAAATAATCTGCAAATCCTTTAGAACAGATAACAAAAAGTTCTTCGGCAAGCCTATGTTCGTATTCTTTTCTATTTAACTCTTTATGTTTAGAGAGATATTTATATAATCCCTTCCAAGCTTTCATCTCTAGAAGTTGACTAGAAGTAAGACCGTCTGTAGACTTAATCCTTGGAAATATTGGTTTGTCAGGGTGCATCTTAATATCCTGAGATACCTTCTCCGCGAGCCTAGTCGTTTCTTCTATAGCTTGAAGAGTGTATGCTTGATACTCTTCTGAATCATATTCTAAGAGAGGAACCTCTTCAATGTCAGGATATTTCTCAGTGTTAGAAGACATATGAGAATCCTGCTCTAGAAAAGAATGCTTAACCTCTTTTTCTGTCTTTATCCAAAACTCAGGAGAGTATCTCATACGGTTAGGATTCGTCTTCCAGGTTTTAAGTCCTACACAGAGAAGAGTATCATGGTCGTCAGCATCATCTTCGTTAGTCCAGTGGACATCATTAGTCGCAATAGTCTTAACGTTGTTCTTCTTAGCGTAGTCCATGTAATACAGATTCGTTACATGTTGTTTGTATATCGCGAGGGGTTGAATTTCGAGGTAGAAGTCATCTTCGAAAATGGCGCGCATTTTATCTAGATACCAGTTAGCTTGTTTATAGTTATTCTGCTGTATCTGATAAGAAGGATAAGATGCAATACAAGCGGTGGTACAGATAAGACCTTCATGGTATTTCTCGATGAGGTCGAAATCAACATGAGGGCGTCCATTAAATGTTCCGATACGAGAAGCCTCAGAAGAAAGTTTAATGAGGTTATGCCAGCCATTTTGGTCTTTCGCGATAAAAAGAATGTGATAATCTTTCGTATCATACTTATAAGGTTCTATCGCTTCTGTGATAGCCTTCTTCGTCATTTTAGAATGCTCTTCGGGAAGGGCGCCAGACACAACCGCTCTTTGAATTGCTTCTTCTCTGCGTTTATCAAGAGGTTTCGTAAGTTCGGAAGTGTCTAACGTGAAATAAAGTTCGTTTCCAAGAAGAGGTTTAATCCTTTGTTTAAGACACTCTTCCTGAAACTCCCAACATCCTGCAAGAGTACCATGGTCAGTTATCGCACAGGAAGAGAAACCAAGTTCTTTAAGGCGCGAGACAGCTTTCTTAACGGGGTTATATCCATCAAGAAAAGAATAACTCGTATGAAAATGTAAGTGAACGAAGTTTTGTTTAGTCATTACGCCACACTCCAGTTAGATATTGTCAATACCGTATTTCTTTCTGTGAGAAGAACATCTTTGCAGTATTTAGCGTATTCTCCACTATCTAGGGAGCCTGAGATGTTCATGGTAGTGGGCGCGCCTAACTTCTCATATTCATCCCAGAGATTCCAACCGATAGCGTAGATATTCTTACCTCCGAGTTTTAAGAAGATATGCTTCTTGCCGCCTTTCGTTGCCCAGACGATAGGTTCTACGTTAACGTTGAGAAGTCCAACCGTAGGCATATCCTGTCCGGTAAAACCGAAGTCTAGAATATCTTCTCTAGTTTCTTTGTTGAAGTCTTGGAGCGTTAACTCCGCATCAAGAGTAATCGTAGGTTCTGCATGTTTAAACTTGAGCTTCTTCTTCTTGATATCAGAATTAAGTCTCTTAATAAACTGTGGAATCTTCTTAACGATGATTCGCGCGCCGCAAGCATCTGAATGTCCGTAAGCTCCTTCTACGTAGGTAGGAGCATAAGCATTCAGAACATCTTTAATACCTTCTCCTCGACAAGAGGCGTGTCCATTAGAAGAATAAACTACAGCCGGTTTACCGAAAGCTTCTGAGACTTTTCCCGCGATAATACCGTGGACTCCCTGAGGATATTTCTCCACGTTAACGAAACAAATTGGCGTAGCCGAGAAATCGTTATTAGATACAATTTCCTGATAGGCTTTTTCCGTGATGTCTTTTCTCGTCTTGTTAAGCTTAATGATTTCTTTTGTAAGTTTCTGGAGAGCTGTCTTTTTATCAAGCATCTCTTGAGAGAAGAAATCTTTACCAAGCTTTACGTTGCCCATACGAGAGCAAGCATTTAGCTCGGGCGCAATAGTCCAGGCTAAATCCTTAGATGTCATCTTCTTAATGCCCTCTTGCTCCATAAGAGAAGAAAGAGTATTAGATTGACCTTCATTAATCTCTTCAAGTCCGAGAGCAATAATAGCGTAGTTCTCTAAGACTGGCGGCATAACGTCTGATATAGTTCCAAGGGCTACATAAGGGAGATAACTTCTATCAAGGAGACGAAGCTTATCTTCCGGCCAATTTAGAAGTTCCGCTATCTTATGGACTACTTTCCAGGTAACCGCCGCGCAACATAGATGAGTACCGTAGTTTTTATCAATATGAGCATCACAGAGTTCTACGGCTTCAGGAAGTTCTTCAGCCGGCTCATGATGGTCAATGATAATAGTAGGAATACATTTGTTAGCTAGAATGTTAACTGCTTCATTTGCGGTAATACCGTTATCTACAGTTATAACAACAGCATTTTTATCGTTAAGGCTATTCGCGAATTCCGGAGAGAGTCCGTATCCTTCAGAACGCTCAGGATAATAAGTCTCAACTTTATAGCCAAGGATATCCTTAAGAAAGGACGAGAGGATAAAACCTGAAGTGAGACCATCTACATCATAATCAGCGAAGATATAGATATTCTTATTTTTCTGAAAGATAATCTCTTCGGCGACCGAAGTCATACCATAAATTTCTTTATTCTGGATAAGGCTCCAGGGGTCTCCGTAGAGAGTGCGCGCCTGTTTTTCTGTAAGACGAGACTCTAGAATTCTTTGGAGAACTCTATTTCCACACCAAGATTCATATTTGTTTTTCGGTGTTTTTACTCTGAACTTTATTTGTCTCGCCTCCTTCATATAGTCTTTCTAGAGCGTAAGATATTTCGCCACTCATCGAACGCTTGCTCTTATTACAAGCGGTTATCATCTTCTCTACTATTTCGTGCTCTAAGGTTATCGTAATTCTTTTCTTGCTCATGGTTTCTTCGGATTCGGTACAATCTCTAGATAGCCAGACTTATCGACGCGAATGTTCTTAATGCCTTCCGCAAAGAGATTCTTCTTCATAAGAACATTCTCTGGATAATGGTTTTCTTTTGTCTTCGGAGTATGCTTGTGCATCTCGGGATTCTTGTAGTTTCTCAAAATAGACTCCTCCTTCGTCATACTTATTACACTCTTATACGCAGTATATCATACAACCGTGCATACGTCAAGTATAGAAATAAAAAACCCCTCGCTGTGAGGGGCTGTTTAGATTTAAAGGGGAATCACGCCGGCACTGGATTATCCATTGGTTTAGGTTTCTTCTTTTTAGTGCGAGGAACTATTTGGCGTCCACATCTGAGAAGAGTAGGGTCATAACCAAACTTAAGAGCAAGAGAAAGAATAGCGGCCTTTCTCTTCTTCGCGACAGCTCCCATGCGTTCTCCAAGGTCTGACGCTATATTGCGGTCGTTATCTTCTTCTAAATAATACGCGACTAGAATCTTACGCTGTTCAGGAGAAAGCTCAGAGAACCCTTCAGAACAGGTTTTGCCCTGAATCCAGGAAGTATCAGGAATACCGAGATGATTCGCGAAGGCTTCTTCCATAGAACCATCATTATTCGTTGTCGGCTCATGAGCTTCCATGACTTCTTCATAGTCTAGTCTACGATAATGTATGTTAACTGGGTTAGAAGTATATCGTTTTACAAAGCGCTGAACCTCATAGAGAAAGGCTCGATAGAGATAGGCGCAGAAGGAACGGCCCATCTGTTTATATTTCTTCGCGAGATAGAGGAGACACTCAATGAGGTCTAGCTTAATCTCATCTTCAGGACGTTTACCGTATGTCTCCGTGATGAACTTGAAACGATGTTCAATACGCTCTTTAAGCTCTTTCGAAATTCGTGTTCTCTTAAGAGCGTAGACTAAGTCTTTCTCCTGCATGAATGTCTTAACGAAGTTACGAGACTCGTTATTTGTCCACGCTATCTGTCCGAGACGAAGCATCGCGATATACTTTTTAAAGAGAGGAGTAAACGCTTCGATGAGTTCTCGAGACGCAACTTGAGCATCTTGTATATCCTCAGGAGTAGTGTTTGGTTCGAACTGTTTTTTATAACGCATAACAATAGCTTCGATGCGCGCATATTCCTGCTGCTTCTCTTCCGTATATCGTATCGCGTTATTGTTATCTTTCTTCCATTTAGCTTCTTTGCGCTTCCGCTTAGATTCTTTATAAGCAGCTATCTTTTCGTGGTATGAAAGCTTGTCCCAATCAGAAGTGAACTGGGAGAGGTTTATTTTAGAAAGAATGCGGCGCGCCTTTGTTTCGATGTTCTCTTCTTCATTCGGAGTGTTGTCTGGAGAAGAGAACTCTTCGACCGCATCGTCTATTAAAGTTTGTATATCTGTAGCTATTTTGACTTGCCCCCTTTCTTAGCTTGTTTCTTAAGCTTTTCTAACTCATCTAGGTCCATCCATTGTTTCGTTTTGGAGTCATACTGAATACAATGGAAGAACTTGTCGGGATGAAAATGGTAGAAGAGCTTTTCCTTTATTTTGAACTCGGGCGTCTTTTTTCCCTTGACGTCTATGATTTCTTCGTCACCATTCTTATAATGAAGGACATAGTCCGCGATATAAGTTATAGCTCGATACGTTCTACCATCCTTCGTTTTACCTTTTGGGATGAGGTCAAACTTAACCTGGCGCTCGAATTTCTTTATAACTTTATCTTTTTCTAGTTGCTTAAGATAGAGATAGTATTTCGCTTCCATGATAGAGTCAAAGGAGATGCCGTTTACTTCACATTTGAAGTTTCCATATTTGCCGCGCCGTTCGTTATCCTTAACTTCAGGAAGCTTAAACATCTTCGCGAACTTATTATTTTTAAACTCTTCATGGGCTAACATAAGAGAACGGGTCGCGTAGGTTTTACCATCTATTTCATAAGTCTTCTTCTGTTTTCGCGTATGTCCACCCCCTCTCTTCTAGGTTACCCCAATTCGGAATCTGTACTCTACCATCTGCGGAAAGAATAGGAGGGTCTTCATAAGATAGACCGTCTTCTATAAACGGATAAGCCACCGCGAATTTCTCATCAGCCGCGACTACTACGTAAAGCTGTTCTGGCTGATCTATCGGAGTGATAATATCATCATGATGTAGAATCTGTTTTTCATGAGGAGGAACTTCCTCGTATTGTATAGAGTATCCAGGCAGAACATCGTAACCATCGTCATCTATCTTCGCAACAGTGTTTCCCTTCTTATCTGTCACATAGATAGCCTGGAATTTGTTATTCATCAAAACCATTAGTTTTTCCAGAAATATTTCACGCGAGTAATCTTATGGATAATCCAAGCGTTGAAACAATGCCAGAAGACAAACGCAGAGAAGATAATTTTCTTAAACGGAGAAAGCATTTCCATCATTTCCATTCTATTATACCTGCATAACGATATCGGGTTCCTTTACGATAAGATACTCGATATCGTTTTCGTAAAACGTTTTTCCGGCGTAAGGTTCATATACGACACGCATACCTGGCTGAATATCCATACCAGAGAATTCTCCATTCTGAAGTCGGAGCCCCTTGCCGACCATTACAACTTCTCCGATATATTTCTTCTTATCTTTCTGTCCAGGAATAACGATGCCGGACTCAGTTGTTTCATCTTCGTTCTCAACACGAAGGGCGACGCGATTGCCGAAAAGTTGCTTCATTCTTTTTCCCCCGTCACTTCTTCTTTCTTGCGTTTCTTGCGCTTTTTTATTTCGTCAATTTTGACGACCCTCTTACCTTTCGTAGGCTTATCGCTAGAGGTTTTAATATTTCCTTCTCCAACGTATTCTTTAATATCAATGGGCACGTTTTATCACTCCTTCTGGAAGTGCAGTATTCAATTTCTTCTTTTCCGGTTTCCATCCTCGACAGAATAACTTCATATCGCATCCTGTACAGAGGACGCTTTCGCGAGGATAAAATAATTTATTCCGAAGAGAAAATCCTACGTTATCTACTATTCTAGCTAGTCTTTCGTAGTCATCTTTGGCTCGGGTCGTGAAATAATCTTTGTCTTTCATGACGTATCGGACTCTAATTCCTTTAAGCTGTTCTTTATACATTCTTGAGAACGCGAATGCATCTATCGTGTTTCTTAAGTTAGAATCTAATAGGGCCTGGTCTGGTAGTCGTTTAGAAAAGTCGAAGTACAAGAGTTCAATGGCGCCCGTTTTCGTATACGCTATACACCCTAGTTTGCCGATGAGGACAACGTGTTCCTTCTCTCCTGGAAGAGAAAGGGCAAACGGAGTCGCGATATCGAGTACACGAAGTTGTTGTTCGCGCGCCCATTTGTACATTCTTGTAAGAGCATCTACACCGTATAGATTCTCTTGTGGGGTTAAACCCTTTTCCCTATCCCATCGTTTCTTAAGGTCATAAGGTTCTACAACAGTGCCATTCATAAGCTGTGTACAAAAGTAATTAGCTACTTCTGAGAGGCGTTCATTTAATTTTTTTTCTTTTCTTCCGACTAGTTGTTTATTATATAGAGTATCATAATACGTAGGACATTTAAGATACTCTAAGACCTGTTCTACGGTAAGACGTAGCGGTTCTTTACTCGTCAACTACATCACGGTCCGGTTCGTCCCAAGGGTCGATATAATCATCATTCTGAAGAGACTCAAGATGCTCATCAATCGCGATTAGAATTTCTTCTTTGATAGCATCTTTTGAATCTCCTACGTATGATATAAGAGATTCCGTCATCTCAGAAGGAATTTCCAAAGTAATTTTCAAATTGTTCAACTCCTCTCTTATTATAAGTATAGAATACATGATTAAATTGTTCACCTAGTTGTTTTTGAAAATATTTTAGATACTTATAATTTTCTTCGTCTTGCTGAGATAATTTGAGAGAAAGATTCTTAAGAAACGTCGCGTCCGGGAGTGTATCCGTTTCTACGAGAACGGCATATACTCCGCTGTCTATAGCCTTAATTTCATTATCTTGTTTATACAACGTAAAGTGTGTAGCGGCTTTATATTTCTGTTTGGCTTCTGCGATAGCCGCAAGTTCTCTTAATGATATTTTCCTCCTACTTGAACTCATTAATATCAGCTCCGGGAAAATGGTCTGAAAAGAATCTTTCTAGTTCGTTGCATCTCTTTTCACGATACTTATTTCGATACTTCTCTAACTCATCTGATGATATTTTAAACATCCAAATGAGGATACCGTTTAACAAGATAGAAATGAAGAGAAAGATATGAATGTACGTCACTCACCAAACCTTCCCCTCTGGGATTTTATAATCCGGATTATCTCTCTTAACCAGCCAGCAAGCGAGGGCGAGAAGTCCCTTCGGAGAATCGAAGTCTGGCTGACAGGACTCTACTGGCATATCAAGACCAAGCTGAGATTCGATAGCCTGGAAGATGAGAGATGCTCCGTTAACAGGTACATTACACTCTGTTGCGAGAGTCGCAAGTTCCTGACGTGCTTTGAAGATTTCGGTGAGTGTACCATCATAGAAAGTGTTATGGATAAGCGCGGCCGCGATTACTACTTCTACCCATACCGGAATATTGTTAGGCGCGATTTGCCGCTTCCACTCAAGAAGACGCATAAGTTCATTTACGACTTTAGTAGCCTCTTCCTGTTTCTTATCGTCAGGATATCTCTTGAAAACTTCGTTGACAAACTTCGCGATAGACTCATCTTTAATAAGATTAATCGCCTCAAATTTATCTTTGCAATTTACGATGGGCATTCGGTTTTTCTCTCCTTTATATCCTAATTACAGGTGGTCTAATCATCTTGGATAGAATTATATCCGTATGTTTCTCTCTATTACAGGAGTCTCTAGGATGAGTCTGACATGTGTCTACACATTTAGCGTAGGAGTCAGAGTAGTTCCTACATCCATAACAGAGAGGGCAAGGGTCAAAGTCTGGACAACCGGAACGCGCGCCGGCT